AAACAGAATCTACTGGTGTAATGTCTGTAGATACATCAAATATCACATGGCATTTAATCAACGCAGTAAAAGAATTAACCGCAGAAGTAAACGCACTCAAAGCTAAATTAGGAGCATAAAAATGGAATTAACCCACGACCAACAAGTAGCACAAGACTATAAAGCAGCTATGGATTCTGTAAACCTTATCAACGCAGGAAAACCTGCTGATATGACTGATGCAGATTGGGCAGATACAGTTAAGCGTAATAAAGAGCATTTAGAAATCCAATTAGCAAAAGGTGCTGAGTATTATGGTTCTAACGATTTAACCCCATTTACCGCAGCAATCGCTAAATAAGTTTTTTAACCGTAGTACAACCAAAGGAGAATAGAAATGGGACAAGATAAAAAGACCCCCGTAACTATTGATGGCGTAGAGTATCAATTTGAAGATTTAACCCAAGAGCAACAGATGTTATTTAACCATTGTGTAGACCTAGACCGTAAGATTAGCTCGGCACAATTTAATCTTGACCAGTTGATGGTAGGTAAAGAAGCCTTTATTGGTCGCTTAAAAACATCTCTACAAACACCTGCAGAAATAGTACAATAAGGATTATTAATGACTGCCTCGTACACACAATCTCGTAATGCTGTAATTAACGGTGCCTTGCGTGTACTTGGCGTTATTGGTGCTGGTGATACTCCTACAGACGACGACTACAATAACTGTTCTCAAGCTCTGAACCTGTACATCAAACAATTACAGACTAAAGGTATGCCATTATGGAAAGTAGAAGACCTACAAGTTCCGATGGTGATTGGACAAAATACTTATAAATTAGGCCCATCAGGTGATGTAGTCTGTACTCGTCCATTACGTGTGGTTATGGCATTTATTCGTAACCCACAGAATCAAGATACCACTTTAATGGTTATCTCTCGTCAAGAATATATGCAACAAGGTTACAAGCCATCCCAAGGCATTCCTAACCAAGTTTATTATGACCCACAGTTAACTAATGGCGTGTTATATGTTTACGACACCCCATCAGCTACGGGTTACACCATTCACCTTCAGGTTCAAATGCCTGTAGATGATGTGCTAAATCCTAACGATATTCCTGACTTTCCTTCTGAGTGGTTTAACTGCCTTAAATTTGGATTGGCAGACCAGTTATCTCTTGAGTACGGAGTTCCTGCACAAGTACGTGCCGAACTAGCGGGGCGTGCTGCCAAACTAGAAGAAGTAATGACTGATTGGAGTCAAGAAGAAGCTAGTACGGCATTTCAACCTTCTAACCGTTTTTATAGCTAATTATGGCAATCAGCCGTGTCCCCTGTGGTCACAACATTGGCACTCGTGACGGCACCTTAAACAAAGATAGTAAGGTTGGAAACGCTATCATTGAGATTGAGAAGAAAGAGTCTTCTGCAATCGTCAAACGCCCAGGTCTACTAACTTATCAGACTCCTCCTACAACAGGAACTGGTCAAGGCATTTTTGCAGCAGGCACTCATTTACTCAGTATTGTTAACGGAGTCCTCTATGACAATAACGTATCTAAGGGTACGGTTGATGCGTCAGGCCCATATAACTTTGTTTACTCTGTAGACCAAACTCAAGTATTTTTTAAGAATGACAACCACGGATATGTGTATGTCCTAGCATCAGGCACCATTATTGACCTTTTAGGCACCATTACGACGCAAACTGGTGCCACAGCCAATGGTAGTCCTGTAGTAACATTAACTGCATCCAACCCATTAATTCAGGTTGGTCAGGTGGTGACAGGAACCGGAATACCTCTTGGCACTTATGTTTTAACCGTATTTGGAACTGCTTTAACTTTAAGTCAAAATGCTACAGTTAATGGAAGTGCTACTCTTACCTTTACTACCTCTTATCCTAGCACTACTGTTTCAGGTGCTGTATTTGTAGATGGGTATTATGTTGTTGGAACTCCTGCAGGGTTGTTATACAACTCTAACGTAGAAGACCCAACCACATGGCAAGCAATCAACTACATTGGTGTAGTGTCTGCTGCCGACCCATTATTAGCTATTGGTCGTACCGCTAACTATATTGTTACTTTTGGTACATACCACATGGAGTTTTTCTATGATGCAGGAACTTCGCCAGGTAGCCCATTATTGCCATATCAGAACTCTGTAATCCAATTTGGTATTGCATCTGAGTTTTCTTTGGTGCAGATGGATAACACCCTAATATGGATGTCTACTGCAAGACAAAAGGGTTATCAAGTAATGGCATTGTCAGGTCAAACTGCACAGGTCATTTCAAACCAATATATTGAAAGAATTATTAACCGGTGTGACCCTGCACAGGCTTATGCCTTTAGTATTAAGATTTCAGGTCACTCTTTATACGTATTAACCTTGAGAGACTTAGGGTATACCCTAGTATATGACTTTGCTCAAAATGGTTGGACATATTGGTCATCTGTAGAGAATAATCAAGAGACTTACTTCCTTGGACAGTTCTATGCCAAATTTGGTACTTTAGACCTGCTACAACACGCCAATACAGGCACAATCTATCAGTTTGACCCTAACACCTATCAAGACTACGGTAACCCTATAAACGTCTTTGCAAGGACTCCATTAATAGACGGTGGTACCAACCTACGTAAGTTCTGGAGAAGCGTCCAAATCGTCGGAGATAAGGTCGATTCCTATGCTCTAGTTCGGTATACCTCAGACGATTATCAGACATATTCTGCGTGGCAGAACGTTAACCTCAATACCTCTAAATCCGAAGTCCATAGACTAGGACAGGGTCGTAGACGCTCTTTTGACCTTTTACATCAGGACAATTGTGCGTTAAGATTAGAGTACTTTGAGGTAGACGTTGAGTCGGGAGATAGCTAGGGCTAGGGGGACACTTGAAATTAGTACATATTCCAACACATTTCATAGCACAAATATGGGAAAAGGTGTCTCCTTTTATCACAAATGCGTTAGAATATGCACAAGACGATTACACAATAGACCAAGTCAAGGTTTACCTGTCAACGGGTCAATGGATACTGATTGTGGCGTCTAACGAGATAAATGAAGTGGTTGGAGCATCAACCATTACTTTTCAGAATTACCCCAATGACAGAATTGCTTTTGTCACTGCAGTAGGCGGTAAGTTTATAAGTGATACTGATACTTACAATCAGTTTAAAGAAATTTTAAAGTCTTTTGGAGCTACTAAAATCCAAGGTGCAGCTAGGAAAGCAATCGCAAGGTTGTGGCGTACCAAATTAGGGTTCAAAGAACGGCACATTATTGTAGAGGCTAAATTATGAGTTTTTTAAAGAGCAAACATAGCGGATGGACTTGGGAGTTAAAAAGAACTCCTTTTGGTGGTGGCGGTGGAGACCCAGTTAGTGCTATCAGCGATGCTGTGTCTAGTGTATCTGATTCAGTATCACAAGGTTTTAGTGACCTTGGACTAGGTGGAAGTGCTCAACCATTAATTACTCCTGCGCTTGATGTGGCTGCTGTTGCTAGTGGTAATCCTGAACTTATTCCTGCAATTAATGCTGGTTCTACTTACGCTCAAACTGGTGATATTGGACAATCTGCATTAAGCGGTGGTACCGCATACCTCGGTGGACAAATTGGTGGCGGTCTAAGTAATCTCATGGGTGGTGGCTCTAGTTCATTGACGGATATGATTGGTCAAGATGCTATAAGTATGCAAGCTCAAGGATTATCTGCAGAACAAATCGCACAAAACTTACAACAATCCTATGGTATTGACCAATATGCTGCCCAAAATGCTGCTGGAATTGCTACAGGTGGTGGTACTGCTGCTAATATTGCAAGCAATCTAGCTGGAGATTATGGCACCAATATGACAGGTGTTCCAGCTAGTCAGGGTACATCATTAGGAGATATTCTTAAGACTGCACAATCAGGTGCTGGCATTATTGGTGGCTTAGCCAAGATGGCTGGTGGAGTTGGTTCTGTAATGGCTGGTCAACAAGCTGGACAATATGCTAAACAAGCTGACCCATTTGCTCAATATCGTTCAGGTTATGCCGCACAGTTGGCAAACTTATTAAACAACCCAAGTACAATCACCACAACTCCAGGTTACCAATTTAATCTTGGACAAGGGCTACAAGCTCAACAAGCTCAACAGGCTGCACAAGGTCGTTTAGTGTCAGGTGGCGCATTATTGCAATCCCAACAGTTCGGCCAACAATACGCCCAGTCTAATCTGCAACAACAACAAGCATTATTAGCCCAATTATCAGGTGCTACACAATCTCCTGCAACGGGTGCAGCAGCACAGGCAGGGTTAACTGCAGGACAATTAGGTGGCGTATTAGGTGGTGCTCAATCAATTGCAGGTGGTCTTGGTAATGTGATTAATCCATTACAAACCTTGTACTCACAATACAATACACCATCACCAGGCATGAACAATTAAGGACAGATTATGGCATCAGGATTAGGTTCTGAATTATATACCTTAGCAACTTCTTTTGACCCTTATGGTGCTTATAAAGAAGGTGCAAGACAACCAGCACAAGAAGAATTAAAAGATATTGCTACTGTAGAGGCAGTTAAAGATGCTCGTGCAGAACAAGCACAATCTTTAGGTCAAATGACAGGCGGTCAACAACCTTTGGCTAAAATGACAAACCAGCTTATACCTGGTGCTACTTTATACGACAAGAATGGTATGCCGACCGTTGCTGGTCAAATGAGTGATATGTTGGGTAACGCATTGAAATTGTCTAAACAAGGACAACAAATGGTTCGTTTGGCAGCTACTATTAAAGACCCAGTTCAACAGGCTCAGGTAATGGCTGAGGGTCGTCGATTAGTTCAAAATGCTCAACAAGACAGTCAAAAAGCACAACAGCTTAGACAAAGTACTATTAATGATTCTATCTATGCTGCTGCGACCGCACAAAACCCTCAAGAATGGGATAACGCATTAAAGGCATATCAAGCATCTGGTCTTCCTCTGCCACCCGATTTACCTACCGAATATAGTCCTGAAAACGTTAAAAAAATTGCAGCACTAGCCCCTGCAGCACTTCAATCACGAATTAACGGTGACATTATTAAACGTGAACAAGAAGCAATGCGTTTAAGATTAGAACAACAAAAATTACGTAAAGAAATTGCAGCAGACCAAAATGGTTCAGGTTCTTCAAAAGTTTACGATACATTAGAAGAAAAAGTAGCAGACCCTCAATATGGTGTAGCTAAAGGCAAAGTTCCAGCTAAAGAACAAACTGTTGCACGTCGTATTACTACTGATTCTAAAGAGGTTACACAAGGTATTGACCAAGTAATGACCTTAACTGAAGGTGGAATGCGTAATACCACTGGTACCACATTTGCTAACGTTAAAGATAATGGATTGTTGACAGCACCTGTTAAATTCTTTACAAACAAGATTTCTGACAAAGATTCACAAATGTATGACGCAATGATGTATCCATTGGTCAAAGGTCTCGCTTTGTATACAAACCCAGATTACAGACCTACTGACAATGATGTGAAGATTGCTATGAATGCTTACAAAGCACAGTCTGGTCAACCACAAGTAGTTCAATTAGAAAAACTAGCTGAACTTAAAAAGAATTATTTATCTGCAGCAGAATCATTCTTAGATTCAAACATTCTTAATGCTCAACAAGCAAATTCACTAAAACAACAAATTCGTTACGTTGAAAAAGCAATTCCTTGGAGTGTTAACGATGTGGTTGGATTTACACGTCAAAAAGATTACAAAGATTTCAAAGGGTACTTATCTTCTAGAGGAGAATTACCCGCAGATAAGTCAGAAAAAAAATCTGAAACAAAACCATCAGAACCACAAACCGTAACAAGCCAAGAACAATATGATGCGTTGCCTTCAGGTGCTATTTATATTGAAGACGGCAAAAAATTTAAGAAACCATAATGAGCAAATTTGGCGGAATTCCTGTTGAAGATACTCCTGTTGCTGGTTCTAAGTTTGGCGGTGTTGTTGTAGAAGAACCTGTTAAAACAGAAGAACCTTCTGAACCTAAACAAAAACTAGGCGATGTAATTGGTCTTGGTAAGCAACAACAAGAACAAATGCGAGAGTTCACCAAAGAACTAACTACTCGTGACCCATCTAAAGCTGG